GTTCCTCCTTTTGCAAATCTTCGTCTTTCAATTCCACGTCCTCTTAAAGATATATCACCCATTAGTATACTTTTGTTTTTTTAGTTTTAATAACCATACCCTGTCCTCTACTAACAAGTCCACCCATTTTCATATTTTTTCTTTTTGCAAATGTTGAAACATTAGTAGGTTTAGGTCCTGTATTACTAGCGGCTCTTTTTCTAGCAACTGCTGAACGTCTTTGACCTTCTGACATTGATCTAGCTTTAGCTAATGGTACACACTTTGGATAACCTTTTCTTTTTTCTCCTTTTGATCTTCCACATGGAGCAAAAGAACCGTCTTTTCTTTTAGATCCAATATCTACCCATTTTTCTTGAACCCATTCTCTAAGACCAGCCATATTAATATTTCTTTGTAACTTTTCTTCTATTCTCCATTACATTTCCACAACCTTTTGCAATTCCACCTTGTTTATAATTAGATACTGATTTTCTTTGCTGAGATTTGTTTTTACCACCAGGAGTTACTTTTCCTGAACAAACAGCGGAAGCATACATATTTGCATATGCACTTGGATATACTTTAAATTTTCTTTTAGCTGCTGCTTTTCCTTTTGGACAAAGTTTAGCCATTACATTTACATTGTTTGATTTTAAATAATTTACAAAATAAATGTTTTAATTTTTTAATCATTATTTTTTATTAGATTTACCAGCTTCTGAAAGTGCTATAGCTATTGCTTGTTTTCTAGATTTTACAACTGGACCTTTTTTACCAGAATGTAATTTTCCTTTTTTAAATTCTCTCATAACTTTACCTACTTTAACTGAACCACCTTTGGCTTTTTTAACAACACCACGTCCCATTAAAACATCTTTGAAAGTTACTTTACCATCTTTATTTAAATCAGGAAAAGATTTATCTTTTTTAACTTTACCACCTTTAGCAAAGTTTTTACGCATTTCAATACCATGTCCTCTTAAAGATATATCGCCCATTATTTTTTCTTGTTTATTTTTTTATTATCTAATCTTTTTACAGATGCCATCATTTTTTTTGATTTGCTTCCTTTTTTAACAGCTTTACCACCTTTGGCAAATCTGACATCAGATCTTATTCCGTAATCGTTTCTCATTTATTTTTCTCCTGTTGGTTGTTTGTTTGCTAAAGTTCTCGCAATGGATTCTCCACTACGTCCTACTACATATCCCCCCAGACCAATTTGTAAAAGTGTCCAAACGTCTCCTGGAAGTTCAAATGTAATAACTGTTCCTAGCATCATTTTTATAACAGGTCCAATAATATAATTCCATACTAATATAAATATTAATACATACATTAATAGAGGTCTCCAACTTGCTGAAAACCAACCTGATTTAGCTTCTGCTTCAACTATAGAAGCTGCTGCTTTAATTTGTTCTGTTGATGATTTTAATAACTCAGTATTAAGTTGTGCTTTTAATTTTTCTGCTAAATCCTTATCAGGGATAGCTTTATCCACTGTTGAAAACAACATTTTAGCTAGTGGTGCAATTGTAGATAGTGCTGCTAACATTAATATGATTTCGCTTTCCTTATTTTTTCTTTTAAGACAATTCCTTGTCCTTTAACTTCACCTTTTACGCCTTTGTTCTGTCCTTTATTTAAAATACCTTTTTCATGCTTAGAAATTTGTGCATGTGGATATGGAACATCCATTTCCAATTCATCAAAAATAGTTTTAGAACCTTTAGGCATTTTAAAATCTATTAGTATTTAATACCAAGTAGCTTTAACTGGTTTCTTTTCAGCTCTAATACGTTTAGTTCCTCTAACAGTAACTGTTTGAGATTCTTGATCGTTAGTCGCCTCAATAACAACACCACCAGATTTATAGCCATCGCTATTAATACCTAATTCTTTTTTAATTTTAGGTTCATTTACGTATCCCGAACCTCTTTGCCAATCTTTACTCATGTTTTTCTCCTATTTAAGTTTAAATTATACTCTTTTAATTATTAATTATCAATTTTTATTTGAGTATTACCTTTTCCCATTTTTGCAAGTGATACTCCAGCTCTTAATTCGGCCAAATCTTCATTTTGTTCAAGTTTTTCATCAAAATTAGACTGATTCATCATTGCTTTCATAGTATCTAGACTAATTCTACCCGAATCATACTGTTGTTTTGCTTGATCTTGTCTTGCTTTAAGGTCTAACTCTCTTGATTTTAACCTTAATAAAGGATCACCTGTAAATTCAGATATAATTTTTTGCTCCTCTTTCATATAATCTTTCATCATTTCAGCAATTAGTACTGCTTTTCTAGAATTAATAAGAGACATAAGTTGATTTGCTTGATTAATTAACTGTTGATTTTGAGGTTGTTGTTGTAACATCATTTGCATTTTTTGTGCTTGCACTAATTCCTCTTCAAATTCTATTTGAATTTGTTCTTGTGCCATTAGAGAAATTCTTTCTAATATATTTTTTTGTAAAGTTGCCATCACCATTGGATTATTTTGAACTGTGTTTGATTGCATGAAACTTAAATGTGAATCAATATGTGCTTTATGATCTTGTCCTGGAAATGCTTGAATAGGTTTCATTCCCATCGCAGCAATTTCTTCTAGTACAGGATCTAATGGTTGTGGTTGTGATGGTGGTGGTAAAATAGCATTAACATTTTTAACACCAATTGCTTCATACATACTTCTGTACGCTTGATAGATATCGTGAATTTGTGGATTAGATTGTGCTAATTGTAATTGTGTTTGTGCCATTCCAATTCTTTGTGTTTGTGAAAAAATATTTGGATCTGCGATTGGTAAAATATCAATTCTTGCATCAAAGTCAGATAATTTTATATTTCTAGAAGCTCCTGGAACTTCGTAAGGATATTCAGGAGGTAAATAACTTGCGAATACTTCTGCTAATAATTTTAATTCTTGTTTTAATCCTACATACAATCTTTTATGAATAGCTGACATTACTCGCGATCCACGTTCCAATAATGCTACAGTCGTACCGACTGCGGCTTGTTGGTTCATATCGCCCACCTGTGCATCTGCGATGCTCGCGAAGCGTTGAGCTGAATTAACACATAAACCCATTAATTCTAAAAGAACTGGATTAGGTCCTTTGAAAGGAAGTTGCATAAATTGAGATTGAATATCTCCTCCTGGTACATCTACATCTCTAAATTCTCCTGGTTGTAATGGTTGAGCATCATCTCTCATTCTTACACCACGTGTTTTAAATCCTGCTGGTAAGTTTGCTAATGTTCCTGCATCTAGTAGTTGTCTTAAAGCTGCTGTTGCTGTTCTTGATAATCCACCAATCATGTGAATTAATCCAAAACCATAAAATCCTAAACCTGGTAAAAATTTAAATTGTACAAAGTAATTAATTTTTTGTTTACGTAAATCTTCTTTTAAATAATTTCTTCTAATAGATAAAATTTTAGTATTAGCTTCAGCAATGGTTACTACATAGGGTAATTTAATTCCGGTAGGTTCACCAGTTTCAGGATCAACATCTTCAAATCCAGGTAAATCTAAATTTACATGCATTTCTAAAATAGTATATTGATCTTCTTGATTATTTTTAGTTACTCCTTGAATTTGTCTTTCTTTTTCTTTAATTTCATCAGTTGTAATAGGAGGTTCTCCTAATTCAATATCTTTATAAAATCCCGACACTTGTTGTTTACGTAAATCATTTTCTGAAATACCAATTACATGAACAATTGCTTCTGCATCATCTAGTGAAGTAGCAGAATAAGGAACAATTAAATCATCAGCCGGAATAAATTTTGAAACGGCCCTACCTAATAGATCGTCATAATAAACTTTCTTAAAGGTAGAACCGCTTAGGGGTAAATAGAAAAGCATCTGATCAAATTCTGGTTCATATTCTTTCATCTGATCCATGATTTGATAATTCATAAAATCTTTTACACGATTTGCTTGGTCTTGTTTCTCTGGAGTAATATCTCCTAAAATTTGTGCACGAACAGGTCCGTCGGCTGGTAATAATTCTTTATAAGCTTGTGCTTGAAATTGTGTTACTGCTTCTGCAAGAACAGGGTGTGTAACTGCTGCTGCTCCTCTAAAAGGTTCTGTTCTTGGCTCGTATTTAAATCCAAGTAAGTTTAATCCGTTTTGGTAAGTTTCTTCCCAA